GTTGTACGGCGCTCTCAGCGGCGTCGTCTGGGCTGGCACTGGCGAACCTTCACTGGCGATCGCCTCGCTGTCACCAAGGGACGTGAACATGCCGTTCAAGCGGTTTGTGTATCTCCTTGTCGACATCATCCCGGACGATGTGTTGGTGCCACTCGTGCCGCATCACGCCCTGCGCGCCTGCGGCGCACTGATCGAGAGGCTAGCGTTGATGGCGGTAACAGCAACCTTCATCGAGGCCCCTGGGACCTTCCAGGGTGGCGCCATGCAGAACGACGTGTGGGCGACGACATGGGAAGACCGTATACTGCCGTCTTTGCGCAATTACTCAGGGTGCCTCGTGACTGCCCCGACGGGGACAGGCAAGTCCAGGGCGCTACCAAGACTCGCGATGAGGTACTATGCCCGCGTAATCATGGTGGTGCCCCGCAGGGCGCTGGCCGCCGAGCAAACCCAGGCGGTGTGGGTCAAACGCGGCGTAGCGATGCCTGCTGCGGGATTCATTGTCTGCACGTACGCCTACCTCGCCTCGCGTATCTCATACGGCGCTTTCGTCTTCGCCCGAACGGACCTAGTGCTGCTCGACGAAGTCAGTGAGGGTTCGGCTGACATGCAATTCGTGCTCTACATGTCGCGGCAAAGGTGCCACCACATAGGGCTGACGGCCACACCCACACCCGAAGTGCGCCGCGCCTTCACAGGGTACCCGGTGTGTGCGGTCCCGGTCTCAACGCCGTACGCCGTCACGCGCTACGATCTTCCTGGCCTGACGATAAGCGAGGCCCTGGCGTATCTCGAATCAGTTAACGCCGACCTCGGGCGCATTTTGATAATCACGCCCACGCTAGGGGCCATGACCGCGGGGATGCGCGAGATGGAATCAGCCGGCCGCCAAGCTCGGCCGTATTCGTCCGGTCGCGACGTCCCGATGTCCGGCCACATCGTCGCCACCCTGGTGGCCGCGGCAGGCAGCAACATACCGGGCGTCACCTGCGTGATAGACATCGGAGCTCGGCTCGAGCGAGAGGGCGCAACCCTCGTAATAAGGAACCTCACGCCCGGAGAGGCTGAGCAAGCACGTGGGCGCACAGGGCGCTTCTCCGACGGGTACTACGCGCTACTGGCGCCGCCAGTAGGCGTGGCGGCACAGCAACACCCATCACTGGAGCTTGCACTGAATTCAGCAATGCCATGGGATGCGGCGTACCCTAACGCGGTGAGACCCGACAGACAGCAGAAGGTGGGTCGCCTTCTGCCCTTCTTGTCCGTCGGTGCGGCGGTCGAGGGCCTGCGAGATGACGAGCTCGAGGTCGCTCTGCTCGTGCATTGTCGGACCACCGACCTAGGTGTCCGGCAGGGCATAATTGCCGCGCTGGTCGAAGGGCGAGCGGTGGAAGAGGCAGACGACCTGGCGATCGACGCCTGGCCACCTTCAGCGATGAGGCGTGTCGCTGCGCAACTCCGACTTATGGCCGCAAGCCCGCTGGTCACTTATGCGGTAAACAACAACATCTACACACTGACGCGGCCAGAATGGTCCGCGGCGGGCATCGTCGACGCCCCATTGAACCTATCTCTGAGAAACAGGTTCGAGAGCGGGTCGAGGAGGTGTCCGGGCGGGCCCGAAATGACACTCGAAGGTTTGCGCGGTCACGCCGCCACAGGCTTACGCAGCGAGCAGGGGGCTGAGCCGTACGAGCTCCTCGTGCGCCTCGTGACGCGGGTGTCGGGAATGGCACCTACGCA